GCGGCGTTGTTCTTGAGGGTAATTGCAGCTGCTGCTGGCATAAGGAATCGCTCCTAGAGAGGGAAGTTAATTACATTAACGATGTGTCGCTTGTAGAAGTGCCAACGAAGTAATCAATTTAGTCGCATCGAGCGACATAAGATTACTAGGTGGATACAACTCAAAGACGTCCACTCCAAACGAACGGCGTTGATACTGTCTAAGCTTTGCTTCGCACTGTATAAGACCTGTGTCCCACCGATACCTACCGTCGAACGTTACTGTCGACGGATCAGCTACGGTGGCATTCATGTCTATTACAAGGCTTTTCATTGCTTTTCGAACAGTAACGCCCTGTAGAGCTGTTAAACTCTTTAGGTAATCCCCAACCGAAATAAACCAGTCGAAGACGAAACTAAAGGGCACGAGCTCCCAAGCCACCAGCATAGGGTTTGTCAATCCCAGCTGTTGAGCTGCCGATACATGCGGACTCGTTAATTCCGCATATATTTTAACCCTAACCTCTAAGGAACCCGCTAACGCGCGAACTCCATTGACGCTAGGGCCTCCACCTGCAGGCGTGAACGGTACGACTCCGGAGTACTTTACAGCACTCGAAGCCTTACTACTCACAGAGAACTTCAGGGGTCGGCCTAACTGCTGTTGCGCAAGCGCTTCAGCAGCACCCTTGACGTCCATAAGTAAGGGCATCCACCCATACTTATATTCCAACCAAGACTTATATGCCTTGTTTGGTTTGACGCCAAGAATGTCCGCGACTTCACCAAGTCGCCCCTTCCGGAGAGCCCGATAGGCATTACTTACCCGCATCGCTGTGGATAAGATATGCTCACAGGTTTTCCGGCCTTCCGCAAGTGCAACCGCAAGGTTGATCTTTTGGTCGGCTAACTTGCCCAAGGCTTTCACCTGGGCTTCGTTGAAGAGCCTCGATACTATATTCGTCTGGTCGGTAGCGATCATGAGCTTTGACAGCTCGTTCTCAATACCATAACCAAAGAATAAGTACTGAGGTTGCACAACAGTGACAACCTCGCCCGTAACCATGTCGGTCCTAAATTGGCCAGTATAGTATTTTTGGCTATACTGTGCCTTAAGGTCGTCATAGTCATTAACGGGGACGTCATCTGCTTGCAATTTACCCCAGTTAGGAGTCCGCTTCCAGACTTTGAAATGGCGAGTGTAAGATCCAACCTTATTAGCTGGATCCGGCACCCACTGATCGTAGTCTGGCATTGGCTTAACCTTTCTGAGGGGTGAGTTGACACTAGCGAATACTCGCTAGAGAAAGGGGG